GAGCGCACAGGTATTGTTATGGATGCAGATAAAAGATTAGTGGTCCGCTCAAGCGCTGTAAGCGTGAATGCTGTGGTCTACGGTATTGAAACTGCAACAGCTTAATAAAAGGATAAGACTATGTCAAGAAAAATCACAGGCGGCCTTGTAGGTAGTTCATCGCTGGTAGGAGCTATCCAAATTTCGCCCGACTCGGCATTGTCCACCGCGGCGAATCAAGATATTACGTTTAGTCCGGGCGGAACCGGTCGGATGGTTTCTACTGCAAGCTTTCAATTAAATACGCAGAAAGCTTTGAGATTCGGCGACTTAGACAGCTCGAACTATGTTGCGTTTGCTGCACCTGCAACGATAGCGGCTGATTTAACCTGGACACTGCCTGCTGCCGACGGCTCAACGGGCCAAGTACTCACAACCAATTCATCAGGGATCCTGAGTTGGACATCAAAATCTGTTACAGTTACTGATCAAACATCATCAGCAAGCACCCATTATCCTTTATTCGCCCTTGCCACTGGCACAGTGTCTGACTTAAATGTGTCAACTACCAAAATGACATTTCAGCCAAGCGTTGGCAAGTTGAATTTGTTAGGCGCTCAGACCAGCAACAGCAACACCTCTGGAACACTGGTAGTAACTGGCGGAGTTGGCGTAAGTGGTGCATTGTATGTAGGCGGAGAAGTTGTTGCATATGCAGCTTCGGATATTAAACTAAAAGAAAATCTTTCAAAGATTGAAAATAGCCTAGAAAAATTGTTAAAAATATCAGGCTATCAGTATCACTGGAATAAAATTGCGCAAGAAATGTATCCAGAACGCACCATGCTGGACGTGGGAGTTATTGCTCAAGAAGTAAAAGAAATAGTACCATCAGCTGTGGTTGAAAGAGAAGACGGATATCTTGCTGTAAAGTATGAAAAACTGATTCCCTTGCTGATAGAAGCGGTCAAGGCGCTAAAAGCAGAAATTGAAGATATGAAAAGAGAGAATTAAAAATGCCAGTACAGTTATCAAATTGCGGTATAATTTTTTCCAATGGTCAGCACAAGTGCAGGATTGAAGAACAAAGAGAAATTTATGTCTGGAATCTCAACAATTGGTCACCACAGAATGGCGGCCAGTGTTGTGCGTGGACAGTACCCACAGGGACTACTTCAATCAAGTTTGAAATACTGTCAGGTGGCGGCCCAGGTGGCTCGTCAGGTGGTGACTATGATCACGGCATCGGTGGCCAAGGCGGCAATTATGGTGTAAGATCACTGCAAAAATCAGTGAATGGATTTGTAGATGGCGCAACATATACTGTATGCGCTGCTGGCTCATCGGATTGTAGCTGCTGCTGTTCATGTAACCAAAATTGTCGTCATGGATGCACCAGCTTTGTTAATGGCACTGGTCTCAGCAATTTCTGTGCCATCGGCGGCATGGGTGGCTTTACTATGTGGGATATGACCTCCAGCTGCTATAACTGCCACATTGGTAATGTTCAGTGTAACGTGGGTAACTTCAATGCCGGTTGGGGCAATAATGCTTGTGACTCGCCAGTATACGGGTCTGATATGTGTTTTAGAGGAACAGCTGGATCATACAATTCTTCATATGACTGTTGTGCAGATAACTTTTCTGTTGCAGGAGCACCTTCTGGACCAATTAGTACACAGCACGGAGTTGGCGGCAAACATCGCTGCGTGGGTAACTTGGCCTGCTGTTCAGCACACGCAACTTTCCCAGGTGGCGGCGGCGCAGGCCACGCAATTGACTCATCAAGTGCCTGCTGGGGCAGTTTTGGCTCAGGTGGCCTCGTTAGAATAACATATAGTTAAGGAGAAATAAATGCCAACGTGTTTATCGAGTACAGGAATAATTTACGGCAACAGCCAACATCAATGTAAAATTGCAGAAATTAATGAAATTTATGTCTGGAATGTCAACAATTGGAGCCCACAGAATGGCGGTCGTTGTTGTGCATTTGTAGTACCCAATGGTACTACATCTATAAAGTTTGAAATACTGTCAGGTGGCGGCCCAGGTGGCTCATCAGGTGGTGACCATGATCACGGAGTTGGTGGCCAAGGCGGCAATTATGGCGTAAGAACACTGCAAAAATCAGTGAATGGATTTGCAGATGGCGCAACATACACTGTGTGTGCCGCTGGATCATCGGACTGTAGCTGCTGCTGTTCATGTAACCAAAATTGTCGTCATGGATGCACCAGTTATGTCAACGGCACTGGTCTCAGCAACTTCTGTGCCATCGGCGGCATGGGTGGGTCGACTTCATGGGACATGATCTCAAACTGTTACAACTGCCACATTGGAAATACTCAATGCGATCTAGGCAACTACAATGCTGGTTGGGTCAATCATGCTTGTAATAGCCCAGTATACGGGTCCGATATGTGTTTTAGAGGCACAACTGGATCATATAATCACCAATACAACTGTTGTGCCGATGCGTTCGCAGTAGCAGGTGGTCCAAGCGGCCCGTGGTCTGCACCTCACGGAATTGGCGGCAAACATCGCTGCGTGGGCAATTTGGCCTGCTGTTCAGCACACGCAGCTTTCCCAGGCGGTGGCGGCTCAGGCCACGCAATCGACTCATCGAGTGCCTGTTGGGGCAGTTTTGGTTCTGGTGGTCTTGTTAGAATAACATATAGTTAAGGAGAAATAAATGGCACACATAACCAAAATGCTGACATACAGCATACCAGATCACTTATTTTCGTTGGAAAATACGTTGGGTAAAACCAGTACACAGTTATACGAAGGCCCGGACGAAATAGTCATGTGGCTCGATAAAGAAACTGGCTATTTGACGCAGGCGTTTGCACCAGAAGACGAGCCAGATCGTCCCCTACCATTGGATCTCAAAAGAGAAATATTAAAAGCAGATACCGACATAAACTGCTGCAAAATTGGATTGATCTACGGCGGATTAGAAGCACCAAAGATTTACGAAGTTTCTGTTGGTCCAGTTGATCAACCAAATGCCACAGTTGTAGATCCTTCTGATATTAGAATTGTTTATGATAAACAATCTGTAACTGACGATTACACAGCACCGCTTAAATTCTTTGAGAACAAAAGAGAGTTTAGTGATGAGCGGCTTAGAAAGATGAGAGATACAAGGCTAGCTGCGAGTGATGGCAAAATTGCTCCAGACATGCCAGAAGCTCTGAAACAACAATGGCTGGATTATAGACAAAAACTTAGAGACCTTCCTGCAGATTGGGCAGATGTACCTAACTATCTTGTGAGATTTCCTCGGAGTCCTGAAGACGGTCCTAACATGGAGTTTGAACATGAGCACGTTCAGGTTATTAGAATCGCAGACAGAGATGCCTCCGATGCTGATGCTTTACAAAATCTACCCCCAGGCGTTAATTAATTTCGAGTAGTATTGTGCTGGCAACAGCACAATACTCAACGCTCGCTCACATTATTCTTAGAGGCCTAGCCCTCAAAATAAATATCGTACTAGATAGCAAAGGTTACGATATCAATGAAAAAAGCATTTTTTATAAATGGCGGCGCAGGTCGAGTACTATGTGCCATTCCCGCACTAGAGCACTATGTCAAGCACACTGATCCAACAGCAGTCATTGTTGTTGAAGGTTGGATAGATCTATATTTAACCAGCAAAATATTAGCAAATAATGTGCATCATGCTACCAACCCAGATCTTTTTGAAAAATTAAAAGATAGAGAAATCATAACTCCCGAACCGTATAAACTAAACGCATACTTTACTCAAAGATGCAATCTTGTGCAGGCGTTTGACATGTTGATCAACTACGATGTTCCGCCCGAAATCATCCCAGAAACCAAAGAATACAATATCTTTATTGGCAAAAAGGATATTGCACAAGCCAACGAACTGGTCAACGAAGCTAGAAATCATTTTAAAAAGCAACAAGTAGTAATCTTCCAACCATTTGGAAAAACAGCTGGATTACAGGGCAATACTATCATTGACGAAAGTGGTAGATCATTTGAAGTCGATGATATTGTAAAAATACTTGAAGAACTGAATAAAGATTATGCTGTTATAATGATGAGCGAGTTAAAAATTCCTGGAAACAGAGCACTAGGAGTAATGGTACCAGAGAGTGTTAGTTTATTACAATGGACTGCAATTATTAATGCTGCTGATTATTTCTTGGGCTGCGACTCAGTGGGACAGCATGTTGCACATGCTCTAAAGAAACCAGGCACAGTGGTTATAGGCGGTACATTCCCTGAAAATATTTCGTATCCTGGCAGCAGCACACTTACTATAATTGATAACGGCAAAGACGAAAGACGGTATTCTCCAATAAGAGTTGCGGTAGACATTAGGATTGATAGACACAATGAAAATCTAATGGTGCTTAGTGACGAAACTATCAAGACAATCGTCAAAAAAATTAAAACTACATTAGGTAAAACTGCCAAGGCATATGTTGAACCTAAACAAGCTGCTGGGTGTTCTGCACCCAGCTGTGCTTGAAATAAATGTCACAAGGAAAAAATAATGCAAAAAACAGGATATATTGCAGGTATTGCTCGAGGGCATAATGCAGGAGTTTGTCTTTTAAAAGATGGAAAAATTGTATTTTCTATTGAAGAAGAAAGACTATCTCGCTACAAATATGACGGCGGCCCGCTTGCGAGTATGGTTAAAATTCTTGACTATACTGATAAGATTGATTATTTGGCAATATCACACACACAAGGTCATGACGAACCAATAAACGATTATGTAAGGCAAGATGTGTATTCTGCACTTGCTAGGAAGTTGAGATTAATCGACGATATTAATACCCAAGTATTTAAATATCACGATCAACACCATAGAAGTCACGCCGCGTTGGCATTTTATAGATCTGGGTTTGATAAAGCAAGTGCTATCATTGTAGATGGTGCAGGTACATTTATTGAACGCCCAGACGGTCAAACCATGTTTGAAGTTGAAAGTATATATGATTGTTCATACCCTGCAAACTTTGAGGAAGTGTACAAGCATTTTGGAGGCAACGGACCTTGGAGGACTGAACACTACAATAGTGATGGGAACGGTACAGAAGTTATAATTAATGATAAAACAGGTATTGTTAAAGCATATGAAGCAGTAACTAGATTTTGTGGATTCGACTCGATAGAAGCGGGTAAAACTATGGGTCTGTTTCCGTATGGAGAACCGAACAAAGCACCTAAGATTTATGGTAATTTTGGCGGTAATAAAGATCTATTTGCTAATACATATCCTAATGGCGCACTGGTCAATGAAGAAGGCTATGCTGAGCTAGATGACAGAATACACGATCCAAAAATTATTCATAGATCAGTAACTGACCCCAACGATCGACGACAAATGCAGCGGTACGAGCAACAAATGAGTGAAGCTGATGCAGAAGATCTAACACAATTGGCTTCTAGAAGAAACATGGCCTACAATGTCCAAACTGAATCTCAGCAACTAGTACTTGACTTGATTTTAAAATCAATTAAACGTACAGGTAATAAAAATATTGTTATCAGCGGAGGGTACGGGTTGAATTGTGTTGCTAATTATTTCTACTTACAGCACTTACCGGAAGGTGTAAAGATATATGTTGAGCCAGTATCAAACGATGCAGGTACAGCTATGGGTGCAGCATTTTATCATTACTATAAAACATCTCAAGATACAAAAGTAAGATCAAAAGATGAAAATTTATTTTTAGGTCCGATACAACATATCACTGAAGATGCAGTAATAGAAACTGCGGCCAAGTATGGTGGTAGTGTAACAATAAATGTTGATTACAAAGATGTTATTAAGACTATTAGATCTAAAAACATCGTAGCACTATTCCAAGAACGCTGCGAAAACGGTCCTAGAGCACTAGGCAACAGATCACTGATGTTTGATCCAACATTTGCCGACGGTAAAGATTTTGTTAATTTGATTAAAAAACGAGAATATTTTAGACCATTTGCTGCATCAGTATTACAAGATGATGTGCATGATTGGTTTGATCTGCGTGGCATGGAAGATTCTCCGTCTATGATGTATGCTGTAAATTGTCAGCCAGGTGTGAAAGAAAAGATTCCAGCAGTTATACACGTTGATGGTACCTGTAGAATTCAAACAGTGACTGAAGAACAAAACTTTCATTGGTATAATCTGATTAAAGAATTTAAAAATCAAACAGGTGTTCCTGCATTGTTTAATACCAGCTTTAACCTAGGCGGCGAGCCATTGGTTGAAACCATTGACGATGCCATGCGCACCCTTTATAACTCAGGAATTAATTACATTTATTTTCCAGCTGTTAAAATGATGGTAGAGATTGAACATAATGATAGAGCATGATTAAAAAAATAAATGAACAAGACATATTTGCAGTTAATCCTAATTTTGAAGTACATGTACATCAGTTAGGTGATACCAAATGTGTCATTGTTGATAACTTTTATCTTAGCCCTGACAAAGTTAGAGAATTAGCTCTTTCTATTCCTGCATCTAAGAGCATGATTAGAAATACATATCCCGGCCTGTCAATTAGTCTTGGGATTGATCTAACAAGTTTAGCCGATACTTTTGTTAAACTAATCAGTGAAAATTTCAATGACGGACCACGCAAGATCGATAAAGACATACGTGAAACATTCAAGTTTATAACATTCATGGTAAATGTAATGCAAGGACAAGACCAGCCAACTCCCCATAGAGATAGTGCAGATCCGGGTAGATTTGCAGCATCTGTATATTTAAACTACAATGACGAATCTCACGGCGGCACAGCGTTTTATTCTGAAACCGGACAAGAACTGGGATATGCAGAAATGGCTTTTAATAGATTGACATTATATAGACAAACTGATGTTCACACAGCAGTGATGCAACCTGATTGGTTTGTTGGCGATGCCTACAGAATCAATCAGATGATGTTTATTTAAAGATGGAGAAAACATGAATAATCAAACCGAAGGCCGAATTTACTCCTTGTTTCCTTCTCCCCTATACACATACAAAACAGAAGGTAAAGAATATACCGAAATACAGGCCGAGATGCAGACTGTGGTTGATAAACTGCATCTAGAAGATCGTTGGGGGCCAAATCCATATTGGAATTCCAGCACTCATTACCTATCTAATCAAGGCGATTTTAGCCAGTCTATTTTAAAAGACGAAACAATGAGAGTGATCACCTCGTGTATAATGCACCATTGTTTCAATTATATGAGAATGATGAATGTTAAACCGTGTTACAAAGCAGCCATCGAAACTTCATGGCTAACACTAACCAAACCAGGTCAGTATGCTCATGTTCACGATCACGGTACTAGCCACGTCAGTGGAGTATATTGGTTTAAAACAAATGGACAAGACGGTGATATCGTTTTTAGAAATGCTCTTAAATCATTAAAATGCAATCCAATTGGAAGTTCATATGCTCATGAAAACGCATTCGCCCCAGAACAAGGTAGATTAAGTATGTGGCCAGGCTATTTAGATCACAGTGTTAATGAAAATACAACCAATGAAGATCGTATTAGTTTGTCTTTCAACATTTTATTAGAAACCGGAGCAACTAACTAATGTTATATATTTTCGGCGATAGTTTTAGTGTACCCGATGCACACAAGAATGAAGTTATTGGGCCTACAGGCCTGATAACATTCATGCCTTTAGAAAAGAATTGGACTAGGATTGTTAGTGAAAGTATAATCGGGGATGATAATCATATAAATGACTGTGTGCTCGGGTGTTCCAATGAATACATTTTCCATACCCTAAGAGATCGTGAATCGTCGTTTAAAAGTGGGGACTATGTTATAGTACAGCTTACTTCTTATTACAGAGAATGGATTTTTGAAGATAAACCAGAGATGGCAAACTTCCTAAATGCAAAATGGGTGCCAGGAGTTCATGTTACAAAAGAACAAGCCAAGGCATTAGAAATGTATAAACAGTATCTGCATTCCGATCACCGGCTTTTTATACACTATGATGCAATTTTTGATGCAATAACTTTTAGAACTAAGCTATATGCACAACACGACATTCGATGTTTGATCCTGCCAGGGTTTCACAACGTTGCAGGAGTACAAGGAAATATGTTTGAAACCTCAAACTTAGAGTTTGACAGTAGCGAAACATGTAACACATATTATAATAGAGTTGGCGGCGATTTTCGGTATAACCACTTTTCAGAAGTTAATCATAAAATTTTAGCAAATAAAGTAATTGACTTCTTTAACACTGGTACCACTGTAGATCTTACAACTGGGTTTGAAACTGGCATATATACCAAAGATAATATCTAATGAAAATACAACTCGAAGGATATCCAGTAAGCAT